TCGTGGCTACTGATTGGTCGCCCGTATTCGTGGCAGCTGAGCGGTGGCCCGTGTTCGTGGCGGCTGAGTAGTAGCCCGTGTTCGTGGCGGCTGAGCGGTCGCCTGTGTTCGTGGCTGCTGATTGGTAGCCCGTGTTCGTGGCTACTGATTGGTCGCCCGTGTTCGTGGCGGCTGAGTAGTTGCCCGTGTTCGTGGCTGCTGAGTAGTTGCCCGTGTTCGTGGCTGCTGAGTAGTTGCCCGTGTTAGATTCTTTTTGGTTTTTCCAATTTACCTTGTCAAGTATAAACTTAACACCAGCCTTGATGATACCGTCTAATCCAATTTCTGTCTCAATATGTATTTTGCTGCTCGCCACTTTTGAATCGTCTTTTTCTTTGTCCATCTTCCCCGACTGTGTAACTGTGCAGTAACGGTTATTTTCTCCGGGTACATAGTAGTTGAAGACATCCAACGGAAACTCACAAGCGTGAAATCCGTTGTTGCAGCACTTTATCTTGCCATCTTGCTCATAGTCCTTCCCCTCCTCATATTGAAAGCCACGGCATTTCAAATCTTTGTCGAACCCCTTGTAGGAGTGAATGATATTTTTGTTGTCCATAATGTATGTTTTTGAAATTATATTGTTTTAATCGTTATATTCCGAACTCGAATTCCTCTAAGCTCGGATGTTTCTTCTTACGTTTTTTCTTTGGCTTATCATGCACTCCCCATTTGCGTTGTGAGAGGTAACAAGGGCAGCCGTTCCAAGGAATGGCTGACAAACTCATGCCATTGTAAATGCTTTTAGCGCAGTGACATTCATCGTGGTAGTAATCGACGCAAGCGATACATTTGGGTTCATAACCTGTTATTATATTCATGTTTCGTCTCCTTATAATTTTGCCCGTATTCAGGAACAGATAGCTCATTCCTCGCCAAGTACCTCTTTTCAGAGTCTAATAGTTATTCTCTTGCCACCACTGATACCCGATTACCCAGCAGAATGGAGCAGGGTTGATGCAGCGGTGGGAAGTGTTCACCTGATAAAGCATTGCCTTAAAGGTGAGGATTTCCTCTTCGGTGAATGGACAGTCTTTGTGTATCTTCATTTTGCGCCTCCTTTCTTTTCGTCAGCCTCTTGCAAATCTATTAGATTTGTCTTGTAGAACAAATCGTATCTTTCGCACCAAAGCCAAATATCTCTATTATCAACAGTCAATCCATTTGATTGGAACTTAGGCATATCGTTCTTGAAGTCGCGCCCGTAGTAACTTGCTTGGTGGAAATAGCCTCCATCCCAACTAAGAAAAATGATCGAGCATCCGTGATAACCTTTTAGTTCATCTGCGGTATGCCATAGTTTTGGTTTACTCATTGCTGACCTCCTTTCCAAATTACGTTCACAACCTTCCCATCTTGCACCACAAGGGTGTCTCCTACTCGGACGCTTCGAGTTATAAAGATGGGTTTCTCGCTTAATATCACGCAGTTGGAGCTTCTGTGCACCAAATCGTGATGGCCGACGTTGTATCGTTTTTTGATGTCAGGCCAGTTCTTACGTGTAATCCTGATTTTTTCAGCCATTGCTGACCTCCTTCCCTACTTTGTCCTCCTTCTCAACCTCTCTGCGATACTCCCATCCGTCACCGTACTTGCGGAACAGCAGGGCAATGACGATTGATCCGCTTACTATCAACAACAGCCCGAAGGCTACGAAAAGAATAAAAGCTATTGTCTCCATGTTTTTTAATTTTAAAAACCTTTGTGGAGCGTCGGGAGTCGAACCCGTCAGAGACCCGTCTGTCACGCTCCTTGTCCACCGATGCCCTCGCGGGTTGGGTGGAGACCGCACTCGTCTCACGACGTGATGCGGTAAACTAAATGACTAGAAAAATAAATATGACCTTCCCTTCCGCCGAAGGGGTAAAAAAAAAAGATATCGAAAATCTACGTATAATGAAACATCTATCAGCTCTCCGCCGAGAGTATTCTTTCGTAATTCTTTTTTGCCTCCTTTAGTGCTTCTCTATCCGCAGCCTTCTTGATTTCGGGATTCATGTTAAGAGCTATCCCCGCTGCCGTGTTGGGCATGTGGACGGAAAAGGCATTTGTGATGAACGCTTGCATAGCATCGAAACACGTCTTGTCATGAGAGAAATTTACATCCTTTTCTGGCTTGTTCAGCAGGTCGAGAACCTCCTCGATTTTCTTCGACGCCTCACGCATATCTACGATGAGCGGAATGGTATAGCCGTATTGCTGTTTCCACTTCATTTGTATTTCATGCTCTGCCCTGTCGCACAACTGGCAGATGACGAGCGCAACGGACAGAGCGGCGCAAGTGTCAAGATGTTCTAATCCGAGCTTCGCCAGATAGTTGAAGATGGGATAGAAGAGGTGGTCGGAATGCCGGCGCATCACATCCTCTGAACGGTCAAAAACGTCGAGGATAAACTTTCGCCCATGATCGTCCATTGCGAACCTAACAACCTCTTTCAGTCGTGATTCCATGTATTGGTCTGCGGTCTTGAGCCGTTTTTTTAACCCAAAGCGGTAGATGCCGTCCTTCTTGGCGTATTCCGCTGCGTCGGAGAGCCACAGACTTGCCATGTTGTAGACGGGTGCTATCCGCAGGAGCCATTCGCTGCGGCCATGGCAGATGCTGTCCGTCAGCTTGTCGAGGTCACGGATCTGGCCTACTTGCAGCATCGTCTTTAAATCGTCTCCATAATGTTTCATAGTCCTGACTCTAATTTACGATTCCGCATTGCTTTCACTCCGTCGGCATATCCTGCCTCATAGCGATCGCCATTTTTCAACGAGTCACAGACGTGTGAGATTGAGTCCACCATGATGGCTGTTTGCTGCCGCTCTATGCCGGAGCGGACTACGAAACTAAGGCTTACCAGCACAAGAGCGATTGCGAATCCTGCCAAGGCTCCTGCGGGGTGAACCCCGATAGCCTTATTGAGCAACCTCCAAGCCCGTATGAGAGCCTTTATCGATCCTCTGGTAAGGATTATTACTAACCCAAAGATTATCGCTCCTGCGGCGTAAAACAAGCTCCTCCAGAGGTCGAGCCAACCTTTCCATGTTATATCAAATATCTTCATAAGTCTATTTATTTTTGTGAAAACTCTCCGGCCTTCGCAGGTGGGAGAGAATAACGTGAAATTAGTGAACTACCCACAAACTAAAGATTTGTGGGCTTCTGACTTCATAGCTAATTGCCCTTGGGAGGGTCTTACATCTGCTCCATCAGTGTAATCGACAGTTCCTGCCGATATATTTCTTAATCCTTCTTTAAGGCAATTCATCCCACCCACTAAAGATGAATGGGTTTTCTTGCCTTATCTTTTATAAAATTATAATATTATGTATATGCAAATGGTTCTCTACGCTTGCTGTACGTTACCATATTTTTCCCATGTGCAAATACGTCACAACTTGCATAACTAACACACTATCAGAATAATAGGCAACTTGCCGAGTGATTGAAAAATCCTCCTCATGAGGCTGCACAGCCAACCCGATTATCGTTTTTGTTTTAGGAAACAGTCGCACTCGTACTTTAGCGCCGACAGCAACAGCTCCCTAACGTCTTTGTCCGTGAAAACCTTCTTGTCACCGACGCTCTTGTCTATAAACGACTGCCAACTCATTGCTACTTGTTTTCCTTCTCGAACACGTCCAGAATCTTTGTCTCAGTCACGGAGACAAACTCATAGTCAATCATCGTCCCGTTCATTACTTCCTCGGTGTTCTTTCGTGCCTGTTCGAGAGAGCCTGCCTGTACAAGGTATGTGACCTTAGACTTCTTCTCTTTCTCAGTCCTCTCGTCGATAGTAATGAAGGCGAGCTTCACACGATAATACTTGTCGTCGGTGTCCTTGTCAGAGAAGAAAATCTCGGAATAAGGAGCCGGGTTAATGTTCTTGATGTCGAAATCACCTGACATATAGGGTTTCATTTCTTCTGCAATGCTTTCCTCAGCCTCACCGAAAGTGATAGCATCCACGACATAAGTCTCGCTTACTTTCTTTACTTCTCCGTCCTCCATTGTCTTGTCGTAACGGACTATGGTCTCGAACCATCTTTTGTTTACATCTCTCATAATCAAAAATCTTTTAAAGCATTGTAAAATGTATCTCTGTCAACTCTGTTTGTTTCGAGGAATAGCTTGAATATTACATCAAGCACTGCCTCGTATAGTTTATCAAACTCTGTCTCGCTCATCTTATCGAAGGCAATGCTCTTTGGCTTCTGTACCCATTCCTTGCGTGTCACTGAGTAGAACTCATCGTAGTACCCGGCAGCGACTTCAAGCGTGTATCTGAACCCGTCTATGGAGTTGTGGAAGAAGTCACGTTGCTTCTCTGTAAGGAAACCGTAGGCGGTATTAATCATTGAGAAGAACTTCTTATGGAACTTGTAATTCCTCAGAACTTTCACGCTAACCTCTACAGCCTCGCCTTTCTTTATCTTCAAGGCGGCTTGTTTGTCATCTTCACTTGCCGGGATAAAAGAAGAATCGTTCCTACGAACCAAATTTATTTTCATTTTTTTATTTTTCACAATTACATGTAAATATTTTATATGTATTTCCACTTGTATCCATAAGCCGTTTTTGATTCTCCTATACAGCACCCCCATATATGTCTTTTCTTTTTATGAATATATCTTGCAGCTTCGGAAAGAGAAGGGAAAACTTGAATTAAATTATTATTTATATCATACTGTCCAACTTTTTTGCTCAAAGATGGCAGATTTAGCCTTTTCTTAGAACATCGTTCTATACCTGTTCCATAATTGTTATTATATTTAGCATTACACCATTCTAAATTCTCAACAGAATTATTCTTTTTATTTTCGTCCTTGTGGTTAACTTGAGGTAAATTTAATGGATTGGGGATAAACATAATTGCCACCAAACGATGAACTAAATAAACTTTACGAACACCGCCACTACAAAGGTTTACATAAAGATAGCCATGCAGGTTAACCATTGGCTTTAATATTCGTTGCCTAACAATAGCGTCACCGATAGAATTATTTTTTCTAAATCTATCTCGGCTTTTAATTCTTCCGAAATTGCTTACATCGTATTCTCCCTCATATCCACAAATAGGCTTCCATATTTCTCCGGGAAATGAAATCAGGTTTTTATTTTCCCAATATGGCTTGCAGCCTTCTTTCTCTAATTTGCGAAGATAGTTTTCGTGATATTTACGCTTGCTACATTCATAACAAGTATAAGTCCTCCCGTATTTGCAATTTTTGTTTTTCGCAAACTCGGAAAGCGGAAGTTTCCTTCCGCATTTTCTACAAATTCTATACATAGATATATTTTCTTCCATATTTCTTAAACATATAAGAAGTCAGACTTGCGAACAAGATTGAGTTTCATAATTCTTTTCGTTTACCAAAACGAAGCCGTGAGCCATCAATAGACTCACGGCTCGTTTTATCTTTTCCCTAAAAGGGAAGTTGCTCCTCTTCTTTTTGCTGCGCTGGCTGAGATGGAGTCTGCGGCTGAGTTGGCTGTTGTGCAGGTTGCTGAGCAGTAGGTTGCGCTTGCTGTGCGCCTGCCTGAGTACCTACGCAGTGAAGTCCGTCACGCCAGATAGTGAAGTTGTTGAACATCTTCTGTGTTCCATCTTTGGCAGTATAAGGACGTACCTCACAATCGAAATCTACGGATACTTGCTGCCCGACCTGTAACTTCCCGATGATTTTCTCATCCATGGTCGGAAGGAGGATGGACAGCGGATAACGTCCCTCTTGGTACGTAACCGCAAACTCTTGTTTCTTCCAAGCCGTTCCTCTCTGTGATGTGCCCGACTGTACCGGACCTACATACGAAATCTTTCCTTCTATGTGCATTGTATTATCGTTTTATATTATTGTTATTTTGTTAGTCTGACGAATCTACCATCCATTTGATGATTGAGTCGTCGGTCTCTATTTGGTACCACGTCACGCGTTCGACCTCTTCGACCTTAAAACCCTTTTCCTTGGCTTCCTTAATAACATCCGGGGTATCATGCCATCCGTTTGCAAACCCAAGGTCAATAATCTTCTTCATAGTCTATCGCTGTTTAAATATTTTAATAAATTCTTATTCTTGCACCACTCCAAGAAGTCATGGATAAGGTCAAGGTTATCTTGTCGCATCCTTGCGTATCTCTGGCACCATATAGGAGGCTCGTACCGTGTAAGGCTCAATCCTCTCACATCGTATCCATTTTTGTCTTTGTCGTATCCATCGAAATGGAATAGGTCAAAATAAAACCAGTCAAGGCCGAACATATCAAGGTAGAACCTCCACTGACACGAGTGCATGTAGTCCTCATCCTTGATACGTCCGTATTTCGTCTTGATGTCTCTGATGTCAAGGCCGTCAATCATATCAGCGCAGCCCGTCACCACAGCCTCCCCGTAGTCCTTGTATGTCCTTATCTCGTGCGAGGCGTGAGGATGCTCGTTGCGGTATCTCATAGCAACCTTGCACTGATCTACATCGAGCTTCACCTTGAACCCTTCAATGTCAAACTCTCTGCCTTCAGGAATGTCAACCTCAACCTCTTTGTTGCGGTACATAACCTTTTTCTTCTCGGATTTGAGCTTGACGCATTTGGGATTTCCTGTCTCAACGATTGAATGGAACGCCGTGCCTATACGTGTGTACTCTGAACCCTTGAACTCTCCCGTGACATTCGCGATGACATCCTCCTCGGAAGCGCATACTTCAAATCCGTCTCCGTCGGTGTATATCACCTCGCTGTCGCGGAAGCGTCTAAAAGCCTCAAGCAGGGTTACTCTTATCAACGGTTTTTCCATCAGCTTTACTCTCCTTTGGCTCAGCGTCTTTCTTTGCTGTCTTGCTTGACTTTTTGTCTTCGCTTGCGTTCTTATCAACGAAAGCCTTAGCCTCAGCGCTAAACTCAAAACCTTTCTTGGCAAGCTCTGCCTTGGCGAGCGTGAAGAATGGGATTTGGAAGTTCTTGGCGAGCGTCTTGGTGAGTTTCAGCATCTCATTGGCCTCGTCAACGCTGCTCACCTCATGGAGCTTGTCGATAGCCTTGAAGTATGCTTCGTTGTTCTCGCTATGACCTACAATAGCCGCCTTGGTCTGTGCGATGATGACCTGCATACATGTGTTGAAATCTTCCGGCTGTGTCGTTGCATCAGGAATCTCTACCGTTCCGAGCCCTGCCGTGTCCTTGGTAACAAGTGTACCATTGATGCCAAAAGCAATCTTCCGCTTGTTGTCAGTCTGATCAATGAAGACGTATCCCTCTTGGTCTGCCATGCGGTTGAGAAGATTCTTCGATGAACCTGTACAGTCAGGCTCGTGCGTTATCACATCGTCACCGCCCTGCTTGTCGTGGCAAATGAAGATAAGGTCAGCACCAAAGGAACGGATCTTAGAAATGAACTGCTTGAACAAATCCGCAATGGCTCCGAAGTGCTTCATCTGATTGCGTACAAGGCGACTGTCGAGACGTTGCGTGTAGTCCCACAGGTAGTCATCGAGCATTGCCTTTGCAGTATCCACGATGATTGTCTTGTAACCTTTCAGCTCCTCGATGGAGTTCTGAATGTCCTCCCAGTTTGAAGCTGTAAGGGTGTCTACACGCTTGATAGCTCGGTCGTAGCCTCTGTCCGTGTCAATCAACACTGGGTTCTCGGCTGTGACAGCCACTGATGTCTTACCGCTTGAAGGTACTCCATAGAGCACCATGATAATGTTGCGCTCTGGAATGGGCGCGTCTTTCTTAATAATTGGCATAATACTATATTTTATTAGTTGTGTATTCTGTATGTCACCTACTTTTGCGGCATATATATACCTAATCTGTCAATTAATGATTTTTCCTTTGCTGTATGTTACCCACATTCCCGATGTACATACACCATCGAGTTCTCGCCAGTGGATAGAGCCATTGCTGTATGTTACCCACATTCCCGATGTACATACACCAAAGAATGGATTATCGTCAAGTGACACTGTGCTGTATGTTACCCACATTA